CAGCGGCCAAACGCAAGTTCAAGGTCTATTATCCGGAGCTGGAATTTTGCACCGACAATGGCGCGATGATCGCGTTTGCCGGCGCGATGCGTCTTGAGCGCAACCCTGCGCTGGCACAGCGCGATTACGCGTTCAATGTGCGTCCGCGCTGGCCGCTGGACGAGCTCGAAGCGGCCTGAACTCAGCGCCAAAACCAGCCTTAAATCACGAGAAACAGCCTGCCGCCAACATTGAACTTGCCTGTCTGACACCGATCCTACGGTGTGACCGTTGCCATTAAAACGGTGGCAATATCCGTCGATCAAGTTTTACGGAGGTGAGCAATGCGCGTAGTCAGCTGCAATCCTCATCTGTGTTTCTTTTGATATTTTACTGGCTCTTTTCGACCTCCCCCCCCTCTATGAAGAAGTGATTTAGTGTATCTTCTGGATCACTTCTGGCTCTCTCTGGCGCTTATGTTTTTTGTAGCTAGATGTGTAGCCAGCCGAAGACCACAAATGTAACTACCACGGGGATGGCATGGCCAAGCGCGGCAGCAACTTACTCACCGATTTACAGATTCGTCGCTGGATTGCAGCTGGTGAGCCGGTTGCAAAGTCGGACGGCGATGGCTTGACCTTCACCCTGTCGGCGGCCGGCACGGCGACTTGGGTACTCCGGTATCGATTCGCAAATCGATCGCGCGAGCTGACGATCGGGAACTATCCGGACATCGGCCTGGGGGCAGCGCGCAAGCTGGCCAGCGAGCAGCGGGTTGCCATCGACAAGGGGCAGGACCCGGCGGCGCAAAAGAGGGCCGAGCGGCAGCAGAGAGAGGCCGCCTGGACGGTTCGGCGCGCCGTAAGCGACTTCAAGGAAAAGGTCGTCGACGCCGGTCAGCTTTCAGCGCGCACGAAGAAAGCGAAGCATTGGGACTTGGACAACGTCATTCTGCCGCGACTCGGCCCGCTCAACATCCAAGATGTAACGCCCTCCGATATCGTGGACATGCTCGACCGATGCGGGCGCACTTGGACGATGCAGAATCGGTTTCTGACTAACGTTGGGCAGGTGTTCGATCACGCAATCGGGAGACAGCTTATCCGCGTGAACCCGGCCGCCGGCGTCAAGCTTAAGGCGTTGATGGGTCCGCGCCCGGCGGTGCGCAAACGCGTCATGCTGAAAGAGGATGAGCTGCGGAAGCTTCTGGTGTCCGCCGACGATATCGGGGTGGAAAACGCACTGGCACTGAAGATCCTTCTGGCCACCTGCGTTCGCACGTGGGAGCTAATCACAGCTCGGTGGGAGCATGTCGACCTCGATCGCGGCACCTGGCTTATACCGGCTGAAAAAGTCAAAACGCGGGTCGCATTTCTCGTCCCAATCACCCCAACGGTAGCGGCCTGGTTCCAAGAATTGCGCCATTTGGCGGGCGATTCGCCGTGGGTACTACCGGCGCGAAACTCTCGTCGGGGAGATAGCCATGTAGGGAGGTCGACACTGGGAGCCGCGATATCAAAGGCGTTCGAGCGCGGCGATTTGGAGATCAGCCGATTCACGCCGCACGACACACGCAGCACCGCCAAAGGCCACATGCGGAATCTGGGCGTGTCTCGGGAAATTTCTGAGATCGCCTTGAACCATACGCTCAAAGGAATGGAAGGAATTTACGATGTCCGTGAGGAAATACCGGAGCGGCGCCAAGCCCTAGAACTATGGGCGCATTTTTTGGAAGCCTGCGAACGCGGAAAGGCGTGGAACGTTGTGCCAATCCGCGTGCAGTCCCGAACTCATACCGCATGACCAGACTACTGGTTGGCTTTTTTAAGCACTGAAGCAAGTGTCGTATCGAAAAAACGACACCAACCAGAATTTCTCACTTGCACTTATTTTCCGAATTGGCTAAGATAATCACATCAAGAGTAAATAACGATACTAAAAAGAATTTACGAATCGCCACGGTGCAGAAGAACTCAAGCAAGTAGACGAAAGGACAAATGACATGACTACAACAACTGACTTCGGAAAGGTTGTCAGGATGGCACGCATTCAAGCCAATGTGAAATTGAGTGAGATGGCAGAAGTACTAGATGTGTCACCTGCATTTCTTAGCAATCTGGAAACGGGCAGGAAAAGAATTCCGGATGATTGGGTTGTAAAAATAGCCAATTATCTTCGTAACAATTTGGGCATGGACGTGCCAGATCTTGAAGCGAAAGCTGCTGTATCAAACGGCTCTGTGAACTTGGAAGGCTTATCCCCGCAACATCAAATGCTTGTCGCAGGGTTTGCCAGGGTAAGAAATTTTGACGAGGTGACTGAAATGAAATTTCGTGAACTGCTAGAAGCTGCAAGTCGAGGTGAATAGTGAAGAGTGAATGCTACAAATCAGGTTTTCGGGTTTCGAAGGCATGCATAGCCGAAATTCGAGCCACTGCCATGAGCGTGAGGGGCTTATTGATGCCTGATGGCGCTCCGGATCTTGAACTATTTGTTGAAAGTTTAGAGCAATTCGGTATCACTTACCATGTTGCAGAGCGTGGGGTGCTTCTTCCTGGAGTGGAAGCCTCATGCTTGCCGGAAAAGCGCCTCATCGAGATCAGTGAGTCTACCTATGAGGGCGTAATACGTAACGATGAGCGTGCTCGGTTCACTATCTTTCACGAACTTGGTCATTTGCTTTTAGGACATAGTCGCAGTCTTCATCGCGACACTGTCATGAGTTTTCCTATCTGGGAAAACTCGGAATGGCAGGCAGATCAGTTTGCAGCAGAAATTTTGATGCCACTAGACTTGATCGTTGAAAAGGGCTTGACAACGACACGGCAGCTGAGAGAGCAGTTCAGGATATCGCACTCAGCCGCACATATCCGACTCACGCAATTACGTGGCAGACGGGAAATAAAAAACGCCTAAGGACGGGAATCCTAAGGCGTTTCAGGTAAAAGATATCCGAGCGGGAACCCGGAATATCTCTTCGTGTGTCAAGCGTTTAGAAGCAGAAGTGTAGTTAAGTATCTGCTGTTTGGCAAGCACTGAGTTCAAGACTAAGTTCCTTTGTAACTGAAAGGAGATACGCCATGAAATCGTGCGCTTATCCGAAGTCAGTGCACGTAAGACAGTACACGCGCACCCGTAATGGTCAGCGCGAAGTAGTCTGCGAGCACTGCCGCTCACCGCGTAGCTAAGCCAAGCAGCACCGAGGGGCAAATCATCGCCCCTCGGATTTTACAACTTAACTCACTTTTACCGACTATGAAAAAATCTTCACCTCCACAGAAAACCGTCACCAACCACCGCGACGCGGGCAGCGGCCAGTTCGTGACAAAACGATACGCCGATTCGCACCCTAAAACTACGGTCACTGAGCGCAACAAAGTCGATCCAAAGCGTAAGTAATTATTTGTCGTGCAAAAAAGGGGCTGCACTGCCGAGTGCCGCCCCTTTTTTCATCGTGCGTCCCCTATGTCGGCCACGCCTGAACAGTCTTCGCGTGGCGCGCAGCGCACTCCGCATACTGGCGCAGCAGCTCAATAACCCAGACCTGCCACACGTCGTAGTCGGGCCCGGCCGGGCGCTCGACTAGTGGGCACGGCGCGGCCAGCGCGCTATCGAGGGATGTTTTTGTTGGCGGCGTCGATTGCGGCGTCCAGGTTGCGCACCCGCACAGGGTCAGGCACGCAGCCATCAGGAAGTTTCGGTGCATTGCGCAGCTCCTTGGTGAGCGCCGACATGCGCGGCGCCAGGGTGGATTGAATGGTGGCGAACTCGGTGGCCGCCGTGGTGATGCGCGCGGCGTCGGCCTGCAGCGTGGTCAGCGCCAGCTCGGACTGGCTGCGCATGGTTTCCGCGTGCGCGCGCTGCAGCTCGGCGATCTCGGCGTCGTGCCGCCAGCCGTTCGTGAACCAGCCGGCGGCGCCGGCCAGAGCCATCGCCAGTAGCAGGCCCAGGCCGGCCACCAGCGCGCGGTACTGGACCGGGATCATGGCAACCCTTTCAAGCACATCTCGCGCTCGGCCTGGCGCCGGCGCGTGAGGCCGCGGACTTCCTTGCCAGCCACTTTGTTCCACAGCAGTAACGCATTGCAGGCGCCGACCATGTCGCCGGCGTTCGTGCGCCGCGCCATGCGCGAGCCGCAGAAGCCGCTCACGCCGATGTTATAGGCGACGTCGACGAACGCCACCTTCTGGCCATCGGTCAGGCGCGCGAGCGGGATGCACATGGCGATGCCAGCGGCGTGCCGCTCGAGGTCACGGTCGAGCTGCGCGCGGCACTGCGCGGGCGTGTACGTCTTGCCCCAGGCCGCGTTCTCAGTGGCACCGGTGCAGTACGTGAGCACGCCGGCCATGTCCCGGTACGTGGTGTACTTGGTGCCTTCAAACGGAGGCGTGAAGGTGAACAGTGCGGTCGCGGCCACGGCGCCGACCAGCGCGACCAGGCCGCGCCGCTGGGTTGGTGCGCCCTTAACCATTGCCGGTCACCGACGGTTGCGCCACCACGCGCGCGATCGCGGCGCCGAGCGAGGTCAGGCCAGCGGCCACCACCAGGATCGGCGCGGTGCCGCTGGCGTACAGGTGCATGCCCGCCTCGATCGCAGATGCGATGGCAGCCAGCAGCGCGAAGCGTACCGACCAGAGTTTCGGGAATTGCTTACTTGCGTCTTCGATGAAATTCACGTTCTACCCTTTCGAGTTGCGCGCCGGCCGCTGGCCAGCGCTGGATTTGGTTGCGGGTTACAGCGATACTTCCGGGGCCTGCAGTTTCGCGAGCAGCTGCTCCAGGCGCAGTTCCCGTTCGCGGCGCTCGAGGTCGGCCAACTGACGCTCGATGTCGGCCAGCATCGCCTCGCGGACGTTCTGCTCACGCTCGCGCATATTCTTCTCCCGCGTGTACCAGGCATTCAGTCCCAACGTCAGCAGCGCAGTGAGGATGCCGACGATGACGCCGAATTGGGTGAGGGTCAGGGAGGTGGCGACCGCTACTGCTGCGCCGGCATAGCTGCCGACTTCTTGCGGGGTGATGTTGCTGATGCTCATTGCTGCCTTTCGATGGGACGAAAAAAAACCCACCGAGGCGGGCTGTGTCTTGCGGTTTGTGACCGGGCCCGGGTGGG